CGCCCTGCATAAACTGGCCGAAGCCAGCCCCCCCCGCGGTGACCTACCTGGTCACCCTGTCGCTAACGCGACTGCCCCAACATAGCGCATATTGGAGATCGAGGTTCGAATCTCGTCTCCTTGTACGTTGTCGCCGGGCCGCTCGAAGACAGCTGTCTTCGATCCATGTTAGCCATCGTTGCTCGTCAGCGTGCCACACGTGGCATACGGTTTCACAACCGTCGCTGAAAGAGAACAATGCAGCCTCGGAGTTTGTGTTGACTGGGCAATCCCGGAGTCCTGAGAAGGACAAGAGGGCTCTCGCGGTGTTCCATAGAAGTGCCTTGTGAAGGGCATTCGACTGGCTCACAACGCGAGAGTACTCCGCCGGTTGCGCGATGTGTATACGCTTAATGTATACAGGAGTTATGTCGACATCACGAAAGATGTCCACACCACATGACTCCTTAAACGCCCCTGCAATATACGTCTTAGCTCTGTTAACCTTCAGACCGCAACGGTCCAGCAGGCACAGGACGCCCCCGGCTACGGCATCATCACAGATGATGTCGTCTCCAAAGACGCGCGTACGACGTACAACATGACCCTTGGCAACTACCTCATACTCGCAGACTCGTGAGAGCGCTGCGAGGAACAAGGTCATTACCGTAAAGGTGGTGGCGTTACCCATAGTCCCAAAGCACCTTAAGCCGACCACATCGTCACCGATGCGGGTCGAGCGAGAGCGGGCTGCGAACAGCGCCGCTCGTAATCGCGGGTACTTTCTCAGAAAGCGCCAGATCAAAGGTGCTGTCACCCAATCACTAGCATCAGAAAGGTCAATCGTACTAACGCCATCCTCGCGGAGGCGTTTGTGTTGAAAGCCTTGATCATCGAACGATATATGCGACCGTCCGGCTTTCGAGCGGGAGACGCGTTCCTCAATCCATGTTCTAAGGCATTGCTGCAAGTTCATAGATGGAGACGGCTCGGCGCACACCAAACGATTCTTGGTCCAATCTTTCGGTACTTCTACCAATCGATTGATTTGCGGTGAGAGTACGCTAAGCGGTTCCGAGGATCCGCTATGAGCATACTTACTCTCGCTCCACGTCTGAATATGATCCAGACGAACCAGAACCGGTGTGCGCTCTGCGCGAGCGCCTGAGGTTATCTTAGGCAGTAGCAGCTCCTTCGGGTCTAAATCAATATCCCCTATTAGAGCTGGAAGCTCGAGGGCAATCTCATCGACGAGTGAAATAGGTAGCCGGTTTTTAGCCAACATCCTAGTCTTAAACGCTTCTGTGGATTGTCCAGGAGGCACAATATCTTCCGACCACTTACGGAGCAAGCATGTAGCTTGCCGTAGAAGTGACGCACATTGCGGATCTCCGTCGGCCAAGCCGACCCAGAGCTCACGCAGGAAGACAGGATACATCCCATCATGCTTCACGTCCTTCGCTACGAGGCGGCCAGTCTTGAAGAACCCTAACAGCACCAGGTGGTGTTTATTAAGGTAATTAAGGATAGCCGACCGATCGAGAAGTGCATTAACACGACGAATGTCCTTACTGGTGTCGATACCTGTCAAGGTAGAAACATCGGTTAAGAACGCGGTAGTGATACCGCGCATGGCCGTTGTCGGGCTGTTATGGTCACGCATTTATAGCGATTCCTCCCCAAGCTCAGCTTGGAATTTATTTGTTTAAAGTCCTACCATCATTCGGATCGCAAGGATGCTATCCGAACTCAGTGACAGCGCGTGCGACAGTACAACCGTCGTTAGCGCTATCAAGACCATCTGTGGCTTAGAAACCACCGATGAGCAACGTCTTGATGTTAGCATCCGTCAAGAAATTTCGGATGTAAGCACCGAGATCCGATACATCGGCATCAGTAGTCCCGTCCTTCGCGGACGAAATACTTACGTCGATATAAGAGGTTCGCATTTGAGCAGCGCTGTTAGCGCGGCCGATAGCAAACCTGACACCAGCCTTCGTATTACTCGAAGAGCTGACTTCCGGAATGACGTGAGTCACACGGAGTGTCATCGGAGCGCCTGCAGGAGAAGAGGTCTCCCGATACATGTAGCCGTTGGGAACGGCGACAGAAGGGGTGAAGACTTTCGACACCGCGGCGTAGTTGGCGATGGTAATGTTAGCTGTAGCTGCCATTTGGACGAGTCCTTAAAGTAACGTTGACCTGGTTAACCAGGGCACTCAGCGTTGCAGGATTAGTGCAGTGCCAAGCACAGATTGTTTGACATTCGGCAACTGAAGTTGGTCGAATGGGGTGGCACTCGAAGGTAGGCCTAAGGTCCGCTGAAACAGCGAACCCTCGAAAAGGGCTGTAACACCCTTCGGATACGGAGAAACTTCTTTCGTTATCTCCCCGTAGACCTTAGCTCTCACAGTGGTGCATATTTGACGTGCACGCATACTACCGTGGAAGGAGGATTTCTCCAGCTCCTGTAAGTAGTCTCCGATTGGAAAAAACCAGTCACCGACGAATGAAAAAGGAGTTGTCTCCCAAAGCACCGAGAGTGGGTTGTTAAAACCATATAATTGGTTGCCGACCTTGCGAGCAAGTTCAGACCGTTCTAGGGTATTAACGTTCTTCCGTTTATAGTGAAGCATGACATTTACCGACTTGTCGGTAATTTCGGGTACCATGTTACCGTAAGACATCTTCGTAAAGCTGGCTGTAACAACCGCATTACGCGGCGACAGTTTGACCTTATGAGACGTCCAGGTGTAAGGAACCTTAAGTATACGCTCCACCTCGGAGTGGACTGTTTTCGTACTCGTAAGTAGTGTCGTCAGGTCCCCGATCAAAGGGAACAATCCGAACTGCTGTGCGAGTAGGGCAGTCGAGCCAGACCGAAAACGCTGCCGTATGCCACCAGGTTGGTACCTGTGTAACAAATCGAGCATAGGACGTTTCAAGTCACGCCACAACGATAAAGTTGGGGCGAGCTCAAGAATCATGTTCGGTACGGACACAATCGGAGGGACCTCTCCCGCGAGGAGAGAGATTAGCTCCGCTTTATCCGTATCAGAGAGGACATAATCGCACGTAAGTGTGACGTATCCTCCCATCGCGTCGGAGGAGACTCCAATGGGGAGAGTGCCAACTGTTTTACTAGTAGCACTTCCCTGGATCTCCGAATAGACGCCATGAGTCTTCACTTTGCTGTGTGTGCAGCCGTGCATAACACCAGGTAGTCGCGGACCGCGGTACCCAGTGATAGTTTCCTGCGCTCGCGTAAATGTCCTGTAGTATCCTTGTCCTACATCGATCCATTCGCTGCCTCCCGGAACGGGAACCAGTTTCTGTTCTTTGAAAAACGATGATCCCACAGTGTTTTTACTTTGAGTTGGCATCACGGCTCCTAAGAGAAAAGAGCGAATCTGCTTACGCAGGTCAGGCCACCCGGCCTG